AACCTCCTTACGCCTACAGGGAATCCGAAGACGATCCACTTATGTTAGTAGCGGATCAGGTCAAGGCTACCTTTGTCGAAGAGGCTTTAGACTACCTTGAAGAGGGTAACTCCTCGCGTAGGGTAGCTGCTTGGCTTACGGATAAGACCGGAGATAAGATAAGCCATCAGGGTGTGATCCACATATGGAAGGCTAGGCGGGGTAAGGATAGTGAGAACCCTTCCAAACGCCTGAAGGACTTAGCAAAGGTAAATAGAAAGCGTAAGCCTAAGACCGCCGAAGAAAAGAAACTCAGCGCAGCCAAACGTAAGCAGACTGACGCCAAGAGACTACTGACAGTTGCTAAAAAGAAACTTAATGAGCTTACCCCTAAAGAGGAAAACTCTACAGATGCTTTAGACTTCACAGTTATTGAAACTGAGAAGCAGAAGTCTCAGGTAGTCTTCGCCCCAAACAAAGGCCCACAAACAGAGTTCCTAGCAGCCAATGAGCGGGAAGTTCTATATGGCGGGGCTGCAGGTGGTGGTAAGTCTTTTGGATTACTTGCTGACCCGATGCGGTACTTCAGCAATTCTAATTTCAACGGGCTTATCCTCAGACGCACTAACGATGAACTACGTGAACTAATTTGGAAGTCACAAGAACTATACCCTAAAGCGTTTAAGGGCGCAAAGTGGGCTGAAAAGAAAAGCCAATGGACTTTCCCTAGCGGAGCCAAGCTGTGGCTGACGTACTTAGAACGAGACCAAGACGTTCTGAGATATCAAGGTCAGGCTTTCTCTTACATAGCCTTTGACGAGCTTACGCAGCATCCCACACCGTTTGCTTGGAACTATATGAGATCACGTCTTCGGACCACTGACCCTACCCTTCCTATATTCATGAGGGCTACTACAAACCCCGGTGGTGCAGGGCATGGATGGGTTAAGAGGATGTTCATTGACCCAGCCCCAGCCAATAAGAAGTTTGTGGCTACCGACATCGAAAGCGGCGAAGACCTTGTATATCCACCCAGCCATGAGAGGGCTGGAGAACCTTTATTCTACAGGCGGTTTATTCCTGCCTCACTCATAGACAATCCCTACTTAATGGAAGGCGGTCAGTATGAAGCCAACTTACTATCACTCCCAGAAATGCAGCGGCGGCAACTTCTTGAAGGAGATTGGGCAGTTGCTGACGGGGCTGCTTTCACAGAGTTTAGGCAGTCTGTACATGTCATTGAACCATATGATATCCCGCATGATTGGGTCAGGTTTAGGTCATGCGACTACGGATATAGCAGTTATTCTGCTGTGCATTGGTTCGCAATTGATCCCAACTTCGGTACTCTGATCAACTACAGGGAATTGTACCTGTCTAAACATACCGGACGTGACCTAGCCAAGGCTATTAGAGCGGCTGAAGAGGGTGACCGGATACAATACGGCGTTCTTGATTCTAGTTGTTGGCATCAGCGGGGTATGTCTGGCCCTAGTATAGCCGAAGAGATGATAAATGAAGGCACCAGATGGCGTCCTAGCGACAGAAGTAGTGGCGCAAGAGTGGCTGGCAAGAATAGGCTGCATGAAGTCTTGAAGGTAGACGAGTATACAGACTTACCTGCCATACAATTCTTCAACACATGCAGACAAATTATAGCAGACTTACCTATTATTCCTGCAGACCCACGGGGTTCAGACGATATAGACCCACGATACGCCTCAGACCACGCCTACGACAGCGTAAGATACGCAGTTATGAGCCGACCAAAGGCATTTTCTCCCTTCGATATGGGTAAGGGCGTCCCACAGCAAAGTTGGCAACCTGCTGACGCAATATTTGGATATTAATAATGGCACTTATGGACAAACCGCTACCTGAAGACGCTACGGATTTAGACCTCTCTGTGCCACTGCAGGAAGATGGTGACGTAGAACAGGAAAATAGCAGTTACTCTGGGGCAGTCTCCTTTATTGAGAGCCAGTATCAGCGGTCTAAAGACGCCAGAATGACTGACGAGGAGCGTTGGCTGGATTCCTACCGAAATTATCGTGGAATTTACTCTTCTGAAGTGCAATTTACCGAGAGTGAGAAGTCAAAAGCCTTCATCAAAATCACTAAGACTAAGGTTTTGGCTGCTTATGCCCAAGTTGTAGACGTATTATTCGCAGGATCAAAGTTTCCTATCGGGATTGAGGCCAGACAGTTCCCTTCTAACGTAGCTGGGGCCGTTTCCTACAATCCAAATGAGCTAACTGACGAGAAAGTGCAGGAACAAGTCGGTGTAGACTATAATGTACCCTCTAGCATCGTGCGTCCTGACATTGCTAAGGACTTAGGTCTGTACAAAGACATCCTTGAGCCTGTTAAAGATGAATTAACCCTTGGTGCCAGTGGTAGTGCGGGTTCAGTCACCTTTGAACCTGCTAAGAGAGCGGCTCAGAAGATGGAAAAGCTGATGCATGATCAGCTAGAGGAGACTGACGCCCCTAAACACCTAAGATCAGTAGCATTTGAGTGCTGCCTCTTTGGAACAGGTGTATTTAAGGGGCCATTTGCCCAAGATAAGGAATATCCACGGTGGGATGAGGACGGGAACTACGACCCACTCTTTGAGACCATCCCCAAGATGGAATACGTCTCCATTTGGGACTTTTACCCAGACCCTGACGCCCGAAATATGAATGAAGCTGAGTATACCGTCCAGCGACACCGCCTCAACCGTACACAATTACGCACATTGAAAAGACGCCCCCATTTCCGTGAAGAGAGCATAGAAATAGCTTTAGAATACGGCTCTAACTACACCAGAGAGTACTGGGAGGATGCCTTAGAAGATGACTCCACGCATTCCGACATGGATCGTTTTGAGGTGCTTGAATATTGGGGTATTCTGGATACTGAACTTGCAGAATTGGCTGATATTGAAATTCCCAAAAGCCTTAAGGATAGGGATGAGGTTCAGGTAAATATTTGGGTATGTAACGGTCAAATCCTACGCCTAGTCCTCAATCCGTTTACCCCAGCACGTATCCCCTACCTGTCTGTGCCATACGAATTAAACCCCTACTCATTCTTTGGTATAGGTGTTGCTGAGAATATGACAGATACCCAACTTTTGATGAATGGGTTTATGCGTATGGCTGTAGATAATGGGGCATTGTCTGGAAATCTAATCATCGAAGTAGATGAAACTAACCTAGTACCGGGGCAGGATATGAGCATCTATCCCGGCAAAGTGTTCAGAAGGCAGGGGGGTCAGGTCGGTGCTGCTATACATGGCACCAAGTTTCCAAACGTATCCCAAGAGCTTTTGATGATGTTCGACAAGAGCCGACAACTTGCAGATGAAGCCACTGGAATACCGTCATATTCACACGGTTCTGGAGCCGTTGGCGGGGTAGGTCGTACTGCTTCAGGCATGTCTATGCTGATGGGTGCTGCAGCACAGAACATCAAGGCTGTGGTCAGGAATATTGATGACTATCTGCTGTCTCCTCTAGGGCGCAGCTTATTTGCGTTCAATATGCAGTTCAATTTCAACAAGGAATTTATCGGAGACTTAGATGTAAAAGCCCGTGGCACTGAAAGTCTGATGCGTAATGAAGTCAGGAGTCAGCGTCTCCTGCAGTTCATGCAGATGACAGCCAACCCCTCTATGGCTCCCTTCGTGAAATATGACTACATCTTACGTGAGTTAGCGTCCTCTATGGACCTTGATGAAGACAAGATACTGAATGACCCACGCGAGGCAGCTATCCAGCAGAAGATGATGGCTGAGATACAGGCCTTAATGCCTGAACAACCTCAACAGCCGCAAGAGGCCGAGCCGCAAGGACCACCTCCAGTACAAGACCCAACAGGCAACGGTAATGGTAATATTGCTGCAGGACAGGCTCCTGAACCAGATGCCGCTGGGTTTACTGGTGGCGGCGGTGGAGCAAACGGCGGTAATGCCCCTCAGCCTCAGCAAGCACAGATGATGTAATATGGATAAGTCTTTCTGTAGATCACTACTCCTGATGGTAAATACTAAGGAGACATTCTCTCTTTTAAAATCCTACGCAGATGCAAGGATTGAGCAACATCTTATCCAATTAAGCATTGAGACTGACATGGATAAGATCAAACGCATTCAAGGCGCAGTCGCGGAATTACGCCGCATTAAGACACTTAGAGATGAAGTTATTAAGGGGGCCGAATAGTGGACCTGTACGATTATATGTTTGGTGATGGTGAAGATACTCAAACCGATGACATGCTTCAGGATGATGAACAGTTTCAAGGATTAGACGCCTTTTTCGGACTAGATACCCCTAGTACAAAGGTGGGAGGTTTTTCGACTAAAAACGCTCCAGCCCCTACCCCTGACTTAACTCCCATGACTGCCAAAGAGCTAGGAAGTCTGGCATTGGACTTCACCCCAATTATTGGAGATATAAAAGGCGGCTACGAAACCGTGCAAATGATCCAAAAAGAACTGGATCGTGAAAATCCTAATTATTATCTTATAGGCGCACTTGGGGGGTTAGGAGCCGTAGGCACTATAGTAGGACTAGTCCCTGCTGTCGGTGATGCTGCACAAAAGGCTATCATGTCCGGTGCTAGGATGGCGGCTGAGAAAAGTGGTGAGCTTGCTGGAGAGCTTACTGGTACAGCTAGGGCAGTACGGGATGGCGACTTAGACTTTATACGAGGTCGAGGTACAGTAGAAGATACTCAGGACTTAAGTGCTTCTAGAGTTATTAAAGGGTCAGATTATTTTAATGCCCCTAGAGGAGACGGGGGCCGAGCCAAAGACGATGCTTTATTCACGCCGTTTTCTCTGAACGCAAAACAAAAAGAAGCTCCCTATAACTGGCAGGTAGAAAGTGAAGAGCTTGGAAACTTAAACTCCTCAAAGCTCATTACTCCTAGTGATAATGAAGGGTTTATGACGTACTTCGTAGCTGGAGATAGAACGGCTGGCGACATAAACGTAAAAAAACTTGGTGACCTGACTTTAAAACGCCCTGTAAGGATGAATGCTGGCCCTGAGTATATGGATACTGGTGAGGTCTGGGCTTCTCACAACACTGTTATGAACCCGAAAGATGATGTCCTACAAGAATTTTCAAAAAAGGAAGATATTAAACTTGCGTATGCCCCAATGGGAGAACGATCAGGAGATTTCGCTAAACATCAGGGAGAGTTGTTTAGCGAGTATATGTATTCAGCCGATATGCCTCCTGAGACTATAAGGGCGATTGATGATGAATTTGCTAAAATAGTTGAAAATTTCAGCAGCAAAGAGTTGGCAAAAGTTAATAAGGCTAGAGCCAAAAAAGATTTACCTCCATTACCAAACGCTCAAAACTTACCCTTACCTAGTGTCGGTTCAGAGGCATTTCGGGATTGGTTCAGTACTCAGAGCGCAGAGCAAATACGAAAGCCTTTCATGCAAAGGGTGGATAATGCCGACATAAAAGCACTAGAGGGTGCGCCTGATGTTGGTTATATTAGGTTTGCTTCTACAAATCCTGACCTAATAGATGCTGAAAGTTTTAGTACTGGGTATAGGTTTGGAACCCCTGACTTGCAGAAAGGTTTGATGGAAGCTGACCATCCTTCATATGATACGAAGTACACAGCAGCACAGGGAACAGGCTCTGAGACTTATGGTACTAACATACCTTGGATAATAGGAGCTAGAAATACTGCACTTCCTAGATTGAAAGACGCAGCATTAAAAGATGGATATCGTATCGGATCGAACACTCCCCTAAGAACATATACATTACCATCTGACCAAAGGGTTTTTACTATGAATCCAAAGACAAAACAACCAATGGATTCACTATATGTAGAGCAAGCATCTAAATTTATAGAGTTGCAAAATGAGGTAGGGCAGAAGCAAGCCAATGACTATGTAGAAGGTTTGCTTATGGATTATCTAAAAGATCAGTGATTACGTTCTTTATCAATTATCATTTCTATCAGTTCTACTACCCTTGGGGGAAGGTCTCCTTCTGTACCTTGGATCATGAACGCTAGAGAATATATCCCAGCCCTTAAAGGGTCTGTTAAATCTACTTCAGTATCTTCAAATTCATCACTCATACCACTTATCTAATGCCTTAACTACGGTATTTCAAGGACAAACAATGGACCCTATTTTAGAACATCACTTTTATAATATTGCGAATGATGCCGCACTTAAGAATGAAGATGGGACCATATCCACAGTCCGTAGTGCAATCGTGGAGATGGATGGAGATCAGGTACTCATACCTACCATCTGGGATGGTCAGGAGGTAGACCTCAAGACCGCAATTAATAATGCCAAGAAGTCTGGTGTTAACTGGTCTAGGGCTACAGGCGAAGACGCCGAGTTTGAGCTTCAGACTAAAGACGATGAAGCCCACAAGTATATGAACGATCAGACCTCTGCTGAAGAGGCTAAGAAAATTCTGGACGAGTATTACTCGACAGGATCAAGCCAGAGGATGGAAGACAACCGAGAGCTTTTTGAACAGGAACAGTCCTACCTAATGGATAAGTATCCAGAGGATTATTACACGCCCACTGACGAGGGGCTTCCTACAATGTTGGATGTATTGAAGGGTACAGGCAAATTAGGTGGCTTGATGGGATTATACGCAGCGGAAAAGATAGGCTTTGACACCTCGCCTTTCCGTAGTCGGTACAAGGGCGGGGATACTGGAATGGCATTAGGCGGTCTGGCTACCGCTAACAAAGGTATTACAACGCCAGAGGGATTAGACATGGCAAATAAGAAATTTCAATTAGACGATAAAGAAGCCGACACTAACGGAGACGATAGACTAACCACCCGTGAGAAAGAAGTCGGCAAGGCAGTCCAACGCAATGTAGACCCAGAAGTTACAGACGATGAAAAGGTTCAGATGTCCCACGGCGGTATGGCTACTTATGGGTCATCTTGTGGGTGCGGTGCCTTGTCAGAAGAAGACTGCATGTGCGGCATGATGGACGGGCTGATGGGTTATGACGGTGTGTCAGGAAATCCCATCCCAGTAGGCTCCAACGCAGAAAATGTTCGTGATGACATAGACGCTAAGTTATCCACTGACGAGTACGTCCTCCCAGCGCATGTTGTTAAATGGCACGGCCTCAAGCACATCCAAATGATGCAATCAGAAGCGGAGATGGGTTTGATGTCCATGCAAATGGACGGCCTTATTCAACATGTCGAAGAGAAATCCGATAGCAAAGGCTCTAAGGACAGCGAAGTTTCGTCCGAGAGTAATTCCAAACAAAAAGGTGCCAAAGCGAAAGCCGAAGCATCCGAAGAAATTTACTCCCCAAAAGGAGTAGATGTCGAAGTCGCTACCATAGAGGTGGACGATAAACTTGATGACGAGGACGATACTAAGGAGTTGAAGCCGAAGACATCTAAACTGCCCAGTATGCTTAAGTCTAATTCTTTTGCATTCAGGGTTTAAGAGTGGATACCCAGCATAGCTGGACCCGTAAGAGGTAATAATGAGTAAATATAAACGCGCAGCCGATGAAGATAATGAGATGTCATATTCACAGGAAGTGGCACAAGTTTCTGCAGAACCCCAGCTAGATGCTGAAGAGGAAAGCTATAAGAAACGCTATCAAGATATCCAGCGACACATCCAGACTGTCCGTAATCAAAAAGATGAAGAAATATCTGCTATAAAAGCTCAACTTGATGCTGCCACTCGCAAGCAGATCAAGTTTCCAAAGACAGATGCAGAGGTCGAGGCTTGGGCAGGTAGATACCCAGATGTCGCTAAGATCGTCGATACGATTGCGCGTAAACGGGCTAATGAGGCTTTAGAAGAGGGCGAGAAACGCCTTATGCAAGTCGAAAAGTTTGAGAAGTCTCTGCACCGTCAGAGTGCAGAGCAAGAACTAACTAAATTGCATCCAGACTTTGCAGAGATACGACAAGACCCCAGCTTTCATGAATGGGTCTCCCTGCAGCCTACCGCTTTGCAAGACAGCGTATATAAGAATAATACAGACGCTAAGTGGGCCGCTAGGACCATTGACCTGTATAAGTCAGACAACAATAAAAGAAAAAGTAATGGCAAGTCTGCAGCCCAATCTGTGGGTCGTACATCTGCCTCTGCACCCTCTTCTGGAAACAAAACAGATTTCTCAGAGAGTATGGTCAATAGGATGACTGCAGACGAGTATGAAGTTAATGAAGAGGCTATTATGGCTTCTATGAAATCCGGTAAATTTTCCTATGATATTTCCGGTGGCGCACGTTAATTAAACTCACAATATTTATATACTTAAGCACTTAACTATTGCATAAGTAATCTCAATGTGCTACAATGAGTTCATTGAATACTTAAGATGTCGGACACTTTAGAAGTATACCCCTCATCTTACCCTCCAGATAATAAATCTTCAGTCCACCAGTTTTCTTAGACCCGCTTAGGCGAAACTCTGAGGAAACTGCCACTTAAGTTCATTTGTCTGATCTAGCTGCTTTTATAATTAGAGTATTACTAACGCCATTATAGGCGATTTCTAATTGTATTAGTTAACTTACAGCCATTTCATTCAGGAGAAATAATAATGGCATTCCAATCCGCAACAGGACATGGCAACCTGCCCAATGGCGCGTTCAGTTCCGTAATTTATAGCAAAAAAACCCAGCTTGCGTTTAGAAAGGCCACCGTAGTAGGTGACATTTCCAACACTGATTACTTTGGCGAGATCAATGCCCAAGGGGACACAGTGCGTATCGTTAAAGAGCCTGAGATTTCAGTCAGTGCGTATGCCCGTGGCACCACGATCCAACCACAAGATTTAGACGATGAAGATTTTTCTCTGGTTGTAAATAAGGCTAACTATTTCGCCTTTAAGATGGATGATATTGAAAGCGCACACTCGCATATCAATTTCATGGATTTGGCTACGGATCGTGCAGCTTATCGTTTGGCTGACCAGTTTGACCAAGACGTTCTTGGCTATCTGTGTGGCTTCAAGCAGTCTGCTCTTCATGGTGTAGCAGATACAGCAAATACCACAGCCCGTGGTGATAAGGCTGTTGCAACTGCTGGCTCTGATGAGTTGCTTACCAGCATGAAACTTCGGAAAGATAGCTTCGGGAATATTACTACAAGTTCCGCTGGCGATCATTCCATTCCACTGGCAGCACGTTTGCCCGGTGCTACTGCACTTCCAACAGCTACAGTATCACCAGCAATGGTCGTTGCTCGTATGAAACGTCTGATGGATCAACAACAAGTTGATAGCCAGAATAGATGGCTTTGTTGCGATCCGGTGTTTATGGAACTCCTCGCAGACGAGGATTCACGCTTCATGAATGCAGATTACGGCGAGTCTGGTGGTCTTCGCAACGGACTGACCTTGAAGAACTTCCACGGCTTCCGTGTATATACTTCAAGCAATCTTCCGGCTGTAGGAACTGGTGCCGGTACAACTGGTACTGCCAACCAGAATACCAACTACGGCATTATTGTAGCGGGTCACAACTCGGCGGTTGCTACTGCAGAAACCATTTCGAAAACTGAGACTTACCGTGATCCAGACTCATTTTCGGACATCGTTCGTGGGATGCAAGTCTACGGTTCGAAGATACTTCGTCCCGAAGCACTCGTCACCGCAAAATACAACGCCGCTTAAAGGAGGACTGATAAATGGCACTTGGTGATAACACACTGCAAGCGGCTCGTGGCAACACGCAACGAGGTCGCGCTCCTCACATGGTACAGACTGTACTCAATCTGGCAACTGCTTTGTCTGACAAAGGTTCTGCTCTTGCAGCATCTGATGTCATTCCAGTAATTGCCGTCCCTAAAGGGAACATGGTTCTTAACGCAGGTATCGAAGTAGATACTGCGTCTGATGGTTCTACCTTCACTGTGGACCTTGGTATGGTTGACGCTGATGTATTTGTTGATGGCTTTGATGCTACTTCAGCCGCTGCTGTTGTTGCACAAAATCCTGCAGCATATCAGCCAGTAATGGCTGTCGCAAATGACAACATTGACCTGACTATTGCTACACTTTCTGGTGGTGCAGTTACTACAGGCAAGTTGCGTATTTGGGCAGTTATGATGGACTGTACTGATATGGGTCACGACATGACTGCGTCACTCGCTGACCGCGACTATCTAGCATAAACCACTCTGGGGCTGGCTTTACCGCTGGCCCCATTGCCATTTCTGAAAGTCTGACATGCCCAGCACATATATTTCCTTATGCAATCAGGTGCTACGCCGACTGAACGAAGTAGAAATCGTTGAGGCTGAATTTGGTACTTGTCGAGGTGTACAAGCCTTGGTCAAGGATGCTGTAATCACAGCACAAGCCAAAATAAATCAGGCTGAGTTTGAATGGCCTTTCAACGCCTCTGAGGAAACCGACACTCTCAGTGTTGGCGTCGAAGAATACGTCTGGCCCACTTATTATAAATCTACCGATTGGAATAGTTTCCAAATCCAAAAATCCGATAGTTTAAGTGTAAATTTTACAACCCTAAAATATATGGATCGTGATGAATATTACAAAAATCATCGTGATTTAGATCAGAATGCTGGCAGTGATGGCAGGGGCGTACCTACTCATGTCTTTCCCTCTCACGGCAATGGTTATGGCGTCACACCCTCTCCTGACAAAGCATATATTATTAAATTCCGGTATTACTTAAACTACGCAGTAATCACCAACGCTACGGATGAAACCCGCATACCAGACAGTTTTGACTCGGTTCTGGTGGATGGTGCGCTTTATCAGATGTACATGTTTAAAGACAACATTGAAATGGCGCAAGCAGCGTTTATGGCTTTTGAAAAAGGTCTTAAAGACCTGCAGACCTTATACATAAATAACTATGAATACATCCGAGACACACGGGTTAAATTCTGATGCCCGATGAGATTCAGTCATATAAACTGATTTGCTCTGGTGGGTTAAACTCCAATGAAAATCACTTAGATTTGTCGGAAAATTTCCCCGGCGAAGCTACTCGTCTGGTGAACTACGAGCCGTCATTATTTGGCGGCTATCGTCGTATTGAAGGCTTCTCAAAATACGATGCAGATTATGGCGAAGTTACCGTAGATGGCAGT